CACCAATAAAGTTATCACCATCTGGATAAAGTTTCTTAATCATATGAGAAACTCTTTCTAGATTAACAGTAGGTCCGTCAGGATGTCCTAACTCGCCAAATGCACGATTTTTATTGATAAATTCTTTATTGTATCTTGTTACTTCTTTCATTAAGATATCTTTAGGGTATACTCGCCCATTACGATTCTTGATGTTAGACTGTAAAAAAACACCTTTAATCTTGTATTCTTTCTTGCCGTTCTTATCTTCTTCTACAAGATACTCGGCATTTGATACTTCTTCTGAAATTAATTTCATAAGTGTACTCTCTCTCTTTTGTTATATACTATTTATACATTATTGTACTTTAAATGCACAAATTTTATCTAAATTCTACTAAAATAGTATAATTGTCACCAGAAACAAAGTTTCTGGTTGTTAATAAGACATCACCTGTTGGATTAGTAGCATTGTTTACAATACCATCACCAAAGGTTCTTAAATCCCAATGTCCTTGTCCGTTAAGTACAACCATAGTAGAATTGGTTGTTCCTCCCCATAATAATTCAACACCAGCATTGCTGTTTGTTGTATTAATAGAATACCATATCCTTGCAAGTACTTTAGTAGCGTCTTCAGTCATTGCATTAGTATTAGAAGCGTCAATCTTAGTAATTACAGATTCGCCTGTTCCATCAGATATGTTAGTCATTTTACTAACATGTTTCACACCTGCCACATCAGCAATTGTTTGTACTGATACTATATCTGCCATAATTTATCTCCTACTATTAATCTCTTGGTGCCACAGCAGTAGCACTAACATTAGCACTTGAAGATATTGTATCTCCTGGTGCTTTTTCTATTGTGATTTCATCTCCAGCTGCATATAATTGAGTAGTACCTAAAGTAGAACCACCACTATCTTTAACTGTAATAACTGCTTGAGCCTGTGCAACAATTCTCACAAATTGAGCACGGCCAATATTATTATCAGATAATGTACCTGAAACTAGAGCCCCTTTTAATATGAATGTAGCCATTTGTTACACCTCTGTTTGTTTTAATTGTTCTCTTACTTCCAATTCTATGTAATCTAACAATTGCTCTTTTGTTATATCGTGTGAAGAAACAATTGTCTCTACACACTCCTCTATATTATCAACAAAGTTATCATCTTGATAACTTCCATTATCATGTCTATTGTCTAACATTTTATAAAACTCATTAACTGCCTCTTTTAATTTTGGCGACAATGACTTATAAGCAGATGAATTTACTAAATCGTAATCTTCAAAAATATTACTTAGTTTCATCTGTTGTTAAATCCATATCTACTGAACCATCATTTTGGCCGATAACATTACCTTCTTTGTCAAAAGAACCTGGTTCAGCAATTTCTGGTTTAGGGTCACTAAAAGTTTCTGCCTCTGTAGGAATAGATTGAGCAGTATTAAACATTTGTCCTGCCATCTCTTTTCTTTTAGCGTCTAATCCATCAGCAACCTTAGCTCTTAATGCAGTTTTAAATGCCTCACCAGCATTTGCATTATCACCTGTTGCAAGTTGGTCAATAAAAGTTTTTACTTCTTCTGTCATAATATCCTCCTATTACATTGGGGTATCATCATCTTGGTCTGCTTGTGCAAACGGAGATGAAATAATACCATCATCAATTTCTTGTTTAATTTGTTTATCCATTTCAGCAATTTCTGATTCAGACTGTTTAAGTACATTCTTTCTCATGTATTCTACTGAGAAGTATTTACCTACCATATCTCTCATCTCATTAACTAATTGTATTCTTTCTCTCATCATTTCACTTTGTTTTAGTTCAGCAAAATGACCATCTTGCAAGAAGTCATATTGTAAGTTATGAGAAATACCATGCCAATCTTCTTCTGAAATAACTTTTTTCAAAATTAACTGTGTCTTTAACAAGTCATTAAATAACTCTGTAAATTTCTTTCTTAATCTTTGTACAAACTTAGTAAATTTTAATTCATCTCTTGTAATTTCAGATGAACGGCCTAAGTTAAACCCTTGTGAAGATTCTAATCTACTTACAGGAACATTTAATGAACGATACAATTTCTTTTGAAAGTATTCGATATCAGCAATTTCACCTAGGTTTTGACCACCAGGTAATGTTGAGATATCAGTTCCTCTACCACCTTCTCTTGACGGTAACCAGAAATCTTCGAGCATAGACATATAGTTTCTATCATCTCTAACTTCACCAGTTGAAGCGTCATATACCAATTTGTTACGATATCTTGCCATAACATCTCTTAGATATGCTTCTGCTTTTACTTTTGGTAGGTTACCTACATCTATTTTAAATATTCTTCTTTCTGGCGCCCTTGCAATTCTGTATATTACAACAGCGTCCTCTATCATTCTGAGCTGATTGACAGGTTTGATTGCCTTATGTAAATAAGACATAACAATATTTTTTTGTTGGTCTACTAGACCACTAGGGCAAAAAGAAATTGTATCAGGTGCGATTTTTATACCACCGCCAGATGTTGTACCCGATACGCCCTTTTCGTTAAATAAGTAATACTCTACAAACTCATCTATTACTTCTAAGTTTTTAGCACCTTCAGGTCTTGTTTTTCTTACTTCTCTAATCTTTTTAATTTTTCTAGGGTCGATATATTTAAGTTCTGTAATACCTAATGTAGGTGATTCTCTATCAATAATTTTTTGATAGTATATACGACCATCAACATACCATCTTCTAAAGATGTCATGTCCTTTTGTATTGAAATTCATGAGTTTCAAGATATTAGAAAATTCACCTTCAATTCTTCTTCTAATATCTTTACCATAAGGTAAATTCTCTGTATTTACTCTTACAGATTCTTTTAGTTCATTTGCAACAACAGCTTCATTTACTATATCTTCAACAGCCATATCACATTCAGGATGTAAAGAAATTTCTCTATATCTACGAATCAGGTCTGCTTCAGATTTGGCAGTACCTTCCATGTCAAGGTACTGACCAAAGTAACCACCGGCGGCGACGGTTTGTGTGCCGTCATCCGCCTGGGCTGTTGTGAACGATTGTTTAGGGTCTTCAGTTTTTTTAACTCTCGTTATCTGAAAACCAAATAGTTCAGCCATAATATTTTCCTCTATTAATATTAATAATATTTATACCAATATTAAGTAGTTGTATTTGTATCAAAGTACTGATAACTAAATGTTACATCAAAAGTCTCAATTGCATTATTAGTATCATATGCTAATGCAATAGCACTTATACTAATAGGATGAGCACCTCTTAATGTATAACTTTTAATTGTTGCACCGTTTCTGTCAAGTTGGTCAACAAAAGCGTCCACTTGATAATCAGCAGGATTTGTTAATCCTTCGTTATCAGACATGTTGTTGATACCATTTTGCCATCTTTCAAATGCATTTCTCAATTTAAAGTCTGTGTCATTCATTACAGTAATTGACCAATCAGCTATTGTTCTATCACCAGCAATTTTTATTTCTCTACCACGAAATGGTATAGTTACATTACCAATTGTCATTTCTGGTAAACTTGTTGCTTGGCATAAAAACGCTAGTTCTTCTATTTCACCACCTACTTGAGCGTAACCAGGAAAAGGCATTACTACCTTAAACTGATTGGCACGAGCGCCACCGCCTGATAGTTTTGCTTTAAAATCTGTTATACTTGCCATTTTTTAAATCTCCCTTATCCTGCGACTTCTTCAAATGCTACACCTGTTCTAGTTGCAACAAATTGAAGTTTAATGAAGTTGATTGAACGATTAGGTTTGACAAATATTTCTGCCACAAATTCGTTTCTATCTACTACATCGCCTGTGTTATTTGTATTATCACAAACTACTAAGAAGTCTGTAATACCCCTACGCCCTTGTACTTCTCTTAGAAACGGTTCAACGATTGCTCTAAAGTTAGCTCTTGTAAATTCATCATTAAACTCAAAGAGTTGGAATTTAGAAGCAGTTGAAATCGCTTTTTCTAATGTAATAAATAATCTTCTTACATTAATTCTATCAAAAGCACTTGGTGATGATAATGCTGTTTTATCTCCAAACAGAACAGTTCCTTGTCCTGGGAAAGTACAAACAGGATTAACTCGTTTCATGTATAACTCATCTCTTTGAGATTTATTGGGATTGAAAGCAAGTTTAACTACACCTCTTACAACACCTCTGTTGTAACCAGCAGGTGAGAACCAAGAATCTGCTACTAAGTCAGTTCTTGCTGATAAACCAGCCATATCTCCATTCAAAGGAACGAATCTATATACATCACTATATTTGTCATACATATATTTGTAACCACTATCAAACACAGCATAAGATGATGAACTTCTAGAAGAATAAAAATCTAGAACATTATCTTTTTGTGTTTCAGAGTTTGATATATTTACTACATCTGCTCTTTCTGGTGAAATAAAAACAACAGCGTCTTTTCTATTTTCAGCAATTGTTATTAGGTTTTCAGCATGTGTGCCATCACCTGAACCAGCAATGATTAATCCAACATCAACTGTATCTGAATCTTGGAATTTTTCATAAGCAGTTTTCTTTTGTCCTGTTGTTACACTTGAACCATCAGCACCACCAGATAGTGATTCTAATGTTGGTGTATTAACAGCTGTAAATGTAGTACCAGCAGAAGTTGAGCCCCAATTACTTCCTGAAGTATTATGGTCCATCCAATAAACATATTGTGATTTTGCATAAATTACATCTGAATAATAATTAGTATCGCCTTGTGGTGATTTAGCGTCAGAAGCTTTAGATAACTTTTCATAAGTTTCTAAAACTGAGCCAGGAACTCCTGTAACTCCACCATCTTCATCCACAACGACAACATGAATTTCATCGCCGGAACCTGAACGGTCAGAAACATAAGGTGAAGTACCAGGAGCAGTTCCTACTGAATCATAGTATCTCCATCTTCTTCTAATATTTCCGCCATCGGTTAAAGTTGTTTGTAAACCACCACTTCCACTTTCTTTTTGCACGATAGTAATATCGTTTGTAGAAATGCCGGTTATTCTATATTGATGTCCGTCATCATAGTCATTAGTTGCAGCTGTTGTTGAAAAAGATATAATATCTCCTACATTTAAAGCAGCTCCAGATGTTACAGTAACAGTTGTATCTCCAACAGATGTTGAAGCGTCATTAACTGTTGTTGCACCTTCAGCTTCATAAGCAGTTGCACTAGGACATGTGGACACAAGTAAATTATTTCCCCACGCACCAGCAGTTCTAGCCGCAAAAGTTCCGACAACGCCAGAACCATCAGCATAGTTATCCTGATAGTGTGTAGTATTCTTAATCTGTATACCACTTCCTGATGTAGAAGCGTTTACAAGATTAGTCTGTGAAGCTCGTACTACTCTTAATGAGTTAGAGTATTGTAAAAAGTTAGCAGCTGAAAAAAAGTCTTCAAAGTTACTTGAATCAGGTTTTCCAAATGTTTCTACTAAATCGTTTTCACTAGATATACTTACTATTTCATCTAATGGGCCTTGACGAAATTCGCCAGCAATAGCACCAATAGAGGTAGAAACAGCAGGAATAATCCTAGTTAAATCTCTTTCTTGTACGAGAACACCAGGTGATACTTGAAATGCCATAAGGTTATTCTCCGTTAATTTAATATTAAATTAGTGACCATAGTTGTATTATTCATACCCCATATATAAAAATTTTCACTGCTTCTATTTATAATACTAGTAAAGTCTAAACCTTATTCACCCTTACGAACCACAGGATGCCATACTGTGCCATACATGTCTACTTCAGTTTCTTCACCTGGTTTTGTTATGCCATCATCTACAAAACCAAAGGGTGCCATGTCTTGTTCTATGAGATTTTGTTGTTCAACATATAGTTGATTTCTGATATTTGAATCTGTTAATTCTTTAAAATAGTCTTGATTAGATAGCCAACCAAATATGACTAAACACATCATTAAGTCATCATTACTTCCGTCTTCTGCCTGCCATGATGTTCCTCTTTTTGAGAATGTGGACATTTCTTCTATGATATTAAAATCGTTTACAATAATTTTATCTGATTCTATCAATGTCTTAATATTAGAACATCCTAGTTTCTTAATAGATTTTGTCATTCTTACACCGAGAGATGACCCTCTTCCTGAAAAACCAGAACCCAATATTTGTCCTGCACGACCTCTTTGAGTTGTCATTAATAAGTTTTCATATTCACATTCATATTGTAATGTATCTGATATCTGTTGTCCTAAATCATTTACTTCTACTAATACATGTGCCTTGTTATACCCATTACATACTTGTTGTATGATATTCGGAAAAACAAATGGTTTAACTTCATTGTTTCTATATTTTGCCACAACACGATAAGGAACTTGTGAACAATCAAATATAACAAATGCTGAATAGTCATTAGTCGTACCCCTTGCAACATCAACAGTACATACATATGTTTTATCTTTTGATGGTTTTTCATACATATCTAAACCACCTTTTGATTCTAATGGTGTTTGATGAGGCATAGTTTTAATTTTTGTTGGGGATATTAAAGTATCAACAGAACCTAAGAAATCACATTCAAACTCTTGTTGAAACTGTTCAGCAGAAGTGTTTCGTATTGTTTCTTCTTTCCATTTTTCATCACGACCTGGCACTTCAGACCAATGTACTTCTATTGGAATATAATTATTAGTTTTGTTTTGAGCGTCTACCCACAGTTTATAAAACATATTCATACCATGAGGTGTAGATACAATTATCATCTTAGTTTTTTGTCCAGAAGATATTGTAGGATATACAGATGAGAAAAACTGTTCAGCAATATTTGCCGGTACAAACGCAAACTCATCTAAGAATATGATGTTGTATGAACCACCACGAATTGCACTTGATGATGTTGAGGCAGCCACAATACTAGATTTATTTTCTAATTCTATAGAACCTTTATTCCAATTTATAACACCTTGTTGTAACCATTTAGGCAAATTTTCATATGCAAGTTGTAAACGACCAAGTATATCTCTCGCTGTAGATGATTTGTTTGCTAGTATAGCAATGTTACAGTTTGGGTTAAAAAGTGCATAATGGAGTAAATAAGATACAATGGTAGTTGATTTACCAGACTGTCTAGGTAACTTACATATTGTAAATCTTTCATCATGCATAGTCTGTACCATTTCTTCCTGAAATCCATACATTTTAAATGGTACAAGACCTTCATCTAATGATACAATTTGTACATAATTTTTAATAAAGTATAGAGGGTCTTCTTCGCATTTACGAAATTCTAGAACCTGGTCTTTAGTAAACTCTACAGATGTATTTACTTTTTTTAAATTAGGATTTCCTAAATAAGCGTCAGACATATATACCCTCTATGTGTGTGTAACCTAGTTGTAAAGCAGTAGTAACTCTTTGACTACCTTTTATTACTTTTAATAAATTTTTTTTGTATTCTTTACCCAATGCACCAAATGTTCCTTGATTTGTACATTGATGTACTTCAATTGGGTTTATCATTTCTTTACCATTTAATATATCTTCTAAAACAAATCCGTGTTTAACAAATGCTAAATCACTTATCTGAAATATCTCTATGTTTGGTATTGATGACTTTGCTCTTAGTATTTTCATCTTTCTTTAACATCTTCTGTAATTCAGCAGTTGAACCTACAAACAAAGCATTTTGAATTTTAGTATCAGCACTTTTAGGTAATTCTTTTAAATCTTTTAATTTTTTATTTAAATCTTGTAATTTATCAACAGTATCACCTACACTTTTTATTAACTGACCTGCTACTTCATATGCTCTTGGATGTTCTCCTTCTTTTGCAACAGAAAGTATACCATCTATTGCCTCTTGACCTTTTTGTATTAAATCGTAATACGCCTCTCTAGAATAATCATGGTCATTATCTACATCTGTTTCTTTGTCTTCTTTTCTAATGACAGCAGGTGGCTTAGATTCTGGTTTAGAATCTTCAGTTTCTACTCCTAGATATTTATTTATTATATCATCTGTTGCCATTTAACTATTTATCTTTTTAGTATAACTAGGCATGCCAAGACCTAATCTTCTATCAAATTTATCTTCTTCATTTACATCTTTTGTTTGTCTATAATGAGTAAAGACTTGAGCACACTCACCTTCCATCAATGGCTCTCTCCAATGTTCACAATCTTTTCCTGTGTATATCATACAATCACCTGGTTCCAATAAAACTTCTACACCATTTTCACCTCCAGCAATATATTTTTCATTACCTTTTTTTGTTGTTTCATAGTAACCATTTTTAGGATTAGGGTCTATGTAAATCGGCCAAGGAGTTCCACCTAAATTTATTGTTCCTGAAATTTCACAAGAACCTCTATCTTTATGTCTTTTCAATTCAGATGTTTCTGAATATATTCTCCAATAAGTATACATTTCAGATAGTTCCAAATCTGTTTCTTTTTCTATTCTTGATTTTAAATCCAACATCATATTATCAAACAAAACATCACCATACATGTTAAAGGTATTTCGTGTTTGACGGTCACCTTCCCAACCATAGTCATCAGTAAAAGGATTAATAAAACCATGTCTTTTTAAGGTAGCATAAACATCACGCCTTCTATAAACATAATTATAATAAACTTCTGTTAATTCTTTTGATAATATATTTTTAATTACTACATATTTTTTTTCTAATAAATTACTCATTTAAACGATTCTCCTAATGACCACATAACTAAAGAATATCTTGTTCCCTTTGTTATTGTTTCTACTTTATGCCAAAGATAACTTGGAAATATTATTATTGACCCTTGTGTTCTAAATTCTTTAGGTGATTCAATAATTGTATCTTCTTTCATTGAATCAAGACCTCTTAGATTAAATCTAAATTTTCCACCTTCATAGTCTTTTGGATTTGATAGTTGTACTATCATAGACAATTTTCTCATTAAATTTGTTCGGTTATCTACTACAACATCATTGTGCCAATTGTAATGTCCATTAGGAAGATATTTTGTAAATTGAACAGCCTCATAATCGCTAATATTAAAATTCCATCCTTCAGATGAGTTATTTGCATGTGATACAATTGGTTTTAATAGTGTATATATCCAAGGAGTTTTAATCCAAGATGTTTTACTATTTCTTATATTATCTGAATGATATCTTTTTTCATCATCATCTAGAAGTGAATAAGTTGAACCTGTAACACCTTCACTAGGATTTAATGAGTTTCCATATTTTATAATTTCTTCACATGTGTGAGATTGTATTCCACCCTCTTGGAAGAAAAACCATTGGTCTAATAACATAATAAAATCACCGGTTAATTATATAGAATTATTTATATACTTTATTTTTTAGGATATTTTAACTCTCTAAGTTCATCTTTTAATTCTTTAATTGCCTGTATTAATAGACCGTGTATAGCGTCATACTCTACAGTTTTATATTGTTCTCCGTCTATTAATGAAAGTTTTTTCTCTTTTACTGCCTCTGGTAAAATTTTTTCTAATTCTTGTGCAATAATACCAGCAGACTTCTGTCCATTGTGTCTTGTAAATGTAACACCTCTGACTTCATCAATCTTATCTAGTGCATTAGGTATAACTTCAATGTCTGATTTCAATGCAACATCTGATACAGTTGTTGAGAAACCTATAACATCACCATCTACATGTAAATCTCCATCTGATTCAATTCTAACTTTATCTGTACCACCTATTTTAATATCTACTTGGTCATCGGTGTCTGCCGTTATACTGGTATCAGCGTCAGCGTCTAGAATTAATTCTGTGCCATTTAGGTCTTGAAATCTTGATTTATCTCTTGCTCTTGTCATTTACTTAGTTCCTCTACAATATTTATACATCTGTATCTGTATCTGGGTTATATTTCTTAGAATCTTCAAAAAATTCTATATCTGTTGTAAACCCAAAATCATCATCAGCGTCTGCGTTTGTAGGATTAGGGGTTGTTGTAACTCTTTCTGTTCTTGCTTTATTTGTTGTATCTGTATCATCATACAAGTCAATCTTAACTTCTTTAATAGTTTTACTTGTATTATCAGGACCAAATAGATAAGTTTTAGCAGTAAAGTTTAAAGTATAAATAACTGCTCTTCTTGTTGTGTAACTACCATCATAAGTATCTTCATAATTAATACTATTTAAAACTATAGGCACATCTCTTTTAATGTTTAATTCTGGTACTGCATTTACTGTTACTGTATAGTCTGGTTGAAAGAATGGTATTATTTGTTCTACTATCTGAAGACCAGCTTCAGCACTTGCTGTAAATGAATATAAAGAAAAATTTAAATTATACGGAACAGGTGTATAATTAAAATTCATCACTTTACCATCTACTTCAGATTTAACAGTTTTATATTTTTGTACTCTTGTAAGTTTTCTTGAACCATCATATGATAGGCCTGTTATCTCAAAAGATAACTTAGGTAAAGTAACTGCAAATTGTCTATCATTTAAATTAGGTTGTTGTTCTAGTCTTGTTAGAAACTTTTCTTTAGGTGCATATGCCAACGGCACACGAATAGATTGCACTACACTACCATTTGAATCCCTTCTTTTAATTTGTATATTATTAAAGATTTGACCAAACGCAATAGTCATTCTTCTCATTGTCTGATTGTAAAAATAATCTCCAAACATTAGAAGTTAATTTCTCCAAAAGGGTTTCTTTCTGTAAAGTCTAGTATATCATCACCCACACTTGCTGTATCAAAACCTGCCTCACTATCTAAATCAATATTATTTGCATAAGGTGATTGTGTTTGTATTGCATAAGTTTCCATTAAGAAGTAGTTAGGGTCACCACTTGCTCTATCGTTTTCAAGTAATAAAGAACCTTCTTCTGCCTCTAAAGTCATTTGATGTGCTAACATATCAAGTGAGAATTTATCTTCTGCACTATCAATATCTGATACGCCTGTATCAAGTCTTTCAGATGAGTACTCGAATCTAGTTACTCTTAGTTTGTAAACAGGTAAGTTACCTAGTTGAAAGAAAGGTTCTTGGTCTTCAATAAATTGAATCTCAAAGAAACTATTCATTAAAGGCATATAAATAATATCGCCTTCGTTTGGTCTATCAGAGACTATTTGTGTAGCAGGGTCTCCAACAATATCTTCCCACCTTCTCTTAGATACAGTAAATGTTGTATCTTCTCTAATTTCTAATCCGAATTTAGATATTAATTCTTGTTCGCCAGCAAATCCTTCAGTTGTATCCATATACATTTCACAAAGATAAGCTGCATTAAATTTACTTGCAACATCTTCGCCAAGTATAAGGTCTTTATTGACTAAAGTTCTAGGTAGGTAATAGACATCATGTCCATAGATTTTTAAACCTTCAATAATTAAGTTTTCAAAAAGTTTTTTTTCTTCTGATGAACCTATGCCGTTGCCACCTTGAAAATAATGATTTGTTGGCATGGCGTTATCCTAGTATCAAATGAGGTGGTTCCTCGTAATTACTTCTGACTTCTTGTTCTAGTTTTAATATTTCTGATTCTGCTTGTTGCATGATTTCGTTACCATTAAGTGATACACCACCTATCATAGTAACACCAGCAAATTTAGATAAGTTTTGACCCCATTGTAATTTAAATTTTTGAGTAACATATCGTTTTACCCATATGTCATTATAAACATCTGTAAATGTAGCAGGGTCTAATTTTCTATAACAATCTATGATTAAATATTCATCTACTGTTAAATCGTTTGTCCAATCCATATCAATGTATAATCTATTATCGTTTTGATTATATCTAATTGGTTTTTCACCTACTAGTATATGGTCTAAGAAATCTAAGTGTCTTAATACAACATCATAATTTACTACTGATGTTGATGAAAAATCGTATAAGTCATTTAATCTTAATTGATATCTAACATCAAATAAGTTTAAGTTACCTTTATCTGAAAAAGGAAATATGTTAGTTACTGATATAACACTATCAGGTATAACAAGATAATTGTCTTGTTCATAATGTGTAGTTGATACATCACCTTCTTCCAAATCAGTAGCAGATTCAGTTCCTCTTGTTTTATTGGATAGTCTTGTTTTATCAGCTTCAGTAAGTTTGTATTTTAAATATGTTCTACGAATACCATCTGTGTGATATTGTGCAAAATATTGCAAACTCTCATCTAGTCTATCTTCTAATTGGTCATCATCAACATTTATCTCTATGACAGGTTTACCTAATGCTCTTAAAGCATACTGTTTTAGTGTTTCTCTTGTATTTGGGTTTGCCATATCTTAATTCCTCTATACTATTTATGCACTATAATAAGGCAATTTATAGTTAGTTCCCCCTATGTTTATAGTAATAAACCCTACAGGCGTGTCTAGTCTTTCTGAGTTTAGTGCCATAGAACCTAAATTAGATGTTATTGATGTTGAACCTGATGTAACAGTACCTACATCTATATTTGCTGAACCATCAAATGATACATTATTTATTGTTCTAGCAGTTTCTAATACTGTAGCCGTAGCTGCATTTCCAGATGTATCTTGATTACCTGATGTATTAACACCTGGTAAATTTATACTAGCAGAACCATCAAAAGATACACCACCAATGTTTCTTGCTGTTGCTAAAGCAGTTGATGTATCTGCATTTCCTGTTACATTACCTGTAACATTTCCTTCTAAGTTTGCAACAAGTGTTCCTACAGCGTATCCTGTACCACTTGTATTTACAGTTGTTGTAGGTTCAGCCTGGTTATCTTTAAATAATTTAAATTTACCTGAATCACTAGCGTCTCTAAATAACCCAGCATACAAATCTTGTGAACCTGATGTATCATATAATCCATAAAATCCTATATCAACAGCGTCAGCAGAATTGTTATTTGTTGCCATACTCAATAGTGGGTCTGCAACATTAATTGTTGTTGATGATACTTCAGTTGTTGTACCACTTACAGTTAAATTACCTGCGATAGTAACATTATCTGGTAAACCTATTGTAATTGTGCCAGAAGATTCGGCAACAGTAACTTCGTTATTTGTTCCTGCAAAAGTTACCGTTCCACCTAAAGCAGTAGCAGTTGAGTTTGAACCATCTGAAACTGTTATTGTTGAATTTGATAATTTAGCATTTGCAATTGAACCTGCTAATTGAGCATTTGTAATAGTACCTGTTAATGAAGAAGTCGGATAATTAGTAGCATCCGATAAGTCAAAAGCGGGTGTAGAATCTGAAGCACCTAATGCTAATGATACTCCGCCATAAGATACTGTTGAATTTGATAATTTATCGTTTGCGATAGAACCTGCTAATTGAGCATTTGTAATAGTACCTGTTAATGATGATGTTGGATAATTAGTAGCGTCTGATAAATCAAAAGCAGGAGTTGTATCAGAAGCACCAAGTGCTACTGTAACTCCACCAAAGTTTACAGATGAATTACTTAATGAGCTATTACCAATATTTGATAAAGTATTTGCACTACCACTTATTGTTTTGTTTGTAAGTGTTTTTGTTGTACCTGAATATAAAGTATCTAATTGTGATAATAATACTCTACCTTCTGTACCACCATCTGATACTAATAGTTTATCACCTACAGCTAGTGTGGCACTTTCTAAATCAGTTGCACCATCTATATTTACGATTGCCTCAACAGAACCAAACTCTAATGCTGAAGCACCAGAATTTACTTTTAATACTTGACCGGCAGAACCAATAGATAACGAAGCACCCAAACCACCATGTGTTAGTCCTATAAAATCGCCTGATTGAAACTCGGCAAGTCCTGTGGCCGTACTGCCACTAAAGACGCCTCGTATAGGTGTTTTAACTGCCATATTTATTCTCTCTCGTTCTTACTATTTATCTAAAATTGAAATAGGGTAGGGTCAGTATCAGTCAAATTACTACCATCTGATAGTGTAAATGTATGAGCCTCGCCAAACGCCGTTCTATTATCAATTGTAGCATTAAATTCAAAATTTTTATTAACTGTGTTTAATCCACCAGCTGCTGTAAAAAATGGCACTTTTCTAATTACTTGTCTACCACCTGTACCTTGTACAGCAAGTTTATTTCCGTCTTCATCTTTTGATTCAGCAGGCAATGTTACGCCTGTTGCTGATACTGATACAGTACCAGTACCATCAGATGATATTGTTGCACCACCTAAATTAATTGTTTCTCCAGCAAGAAATAACTCTGACCATCTTTTTGTTGCACTACCTAAATTTCTTGTACCATTACCATCAGGTATTATATCCTGTGATACTGAGCTTAAATCAATACTACCACCACCAGATGTATTTGCAACCTCTATTATAGATGAGCCATCTCTTACATAAATTTTCTTATCAACAATATTAACTGCAATTTCACCATCATTTAATTCAGATGTTGTTGGTACATCACTAGCAGTTGTAAATCTTTTTATTTTAATTGCAACAGGCATTATACAGAACCTCCGTCTAATTCATTTGTAAATTCAAATTTTCCTGTAGATGAATTGTATTGCATAATAGAATCATCTGCCAAGTTAGTTGTATCTACATCTGATAAATCTGACAAGTTAGAAGCACCACCTGCACCACTTGATGTAATAAATTGTAGTTTACCTGTTGAAGCATTATATGATAATACTTTTCCGTTACCTATAGCACCAGTATCTACATCATCTAATTTTAATAGATTGACTTCACCACCGCCACCAATAGACGCCATCTGAGCAATAACAGTTTCTTTAAAGTGTCTAAATTCTTCTTTGATTTTATCTAATTCAGTAGGTTCTTCTGTAATAGTTTCAGGTGCCCCTTTAGTATATTTACTCATAGCGTCTGCAAGTAATTCAGTACTTGATTTTTCTTCTTGTACTTCTTCTATTACTTCTTCTGATTTAGGTTTTGTAATTTGTTCTTCTAATGCATTTTCAAAACTAGAAAGTCTATCAAAGAAACTCTCTAATTCTAAATGCATTTTAGTTTGTTCTGGTTTTACAGGTGTTACAACATCCTGTATAGTTTTGGGACTAAGATTTCTTTTTGATGTTGCAACAGTACCAAAAAACTCTGATAAGTCATTTAGTTCTATTTTAACTTGTGGCTTTAGTCTTTCTTCTCTTTCTTGTATTCGTGCCTGTTCTTCAGCCACTTTCTTTTTTTCTATTGCAACAGATTGGAAAAACTCTTGTAATTCATTCATTATATCTTTGTTACCTCTGGATGTACAGTAACAACACCATAATGTACTTTTTCTATTGTTGAATCTGATAATATTAATTCTACATCATATACATATCTTCCAGCAGTTATTCCTTGTGTTATAGGTTCTGTTAATACTAATTTATAAATACCACTTGCACCTGTAACCACACTTGCTGTAAATGTAGCTGCAACAGAAGATGAATCAAAAGACTTTCTCATTTGTGCTTGTAGTGTTAAACCTGAAATATCATAAGCAGTTGAACCATCAGTAGTAATTGTAAAGTTTTTACTAAATGTTGCCCCTTGGTCCATGCCAAAGTTTTCTGCTGTTTTTTGTGTAACTGCCATTAGACATCACCCCTAAAAAGTTTTACTTGTTCTTTATATTGACTTGTCCAATCTGCCATTGATGTCCATTGTAATTTCTTTTCTATTAATATGTATTCATTGCCAGGTTTAGGTGGTATAAAAGCACTTCTTAATACATCCCATTGATATCCAATTTCAGGCATATTACCTCTAAAAGGTGTGCCATCTAATTTATGTTTATTAGACCATGTGTTAAATGAACATTGTTTCCATACAGTATCATTTCCAAAAATACTTTGTAAATAATCTATACCTCTTTGTTCTTCTTCTCTAGATACTTCTTCATCATTTTCTGTAAAAGTTTTATGAGTAGTATTATTGTCTACAAAGACAATATCTTCTACTAAATTATTTGGGTCTAGTTTTGCAAAATGTGCCATATTAAGATACCTGTAATGTTCCTGGTTGAGACCAGATTAATATTTTATAATCACCATCAGTTTCTACTTCTGGATTTCCTGTTACTATTGCATTTTCATATTCTGTTGCTAACATTTTTATTGCACATGTGCCTGGTCTATTTTTATTGTCACCATATCTAGTTTCTGTACCTGTTAGATTATCAATAACAAGTGATTCTTCACCACCTTTTGCAACAATTTTATCATTGTGCCAATTATTATCTTTTAAATATTCAAAACCATAATCAGATGTAATTTGGGCTTTTGTGTTATCACTTGCACTCCATGTAATTGATGAAGGGCATCCTTTTATATTACCTGCACCTATTGAAATTTTTACAATAGTTTTAGATTTAATTCTTGCATAGTTTCTTACGACTTGTCCACCATAAAAAGAATTACCTCCACCTACAAGAATGAAGTCTACATAAACATGTTCTTTTGAACCTGTGATTGTTCCTGTGTTTTTCAATGTTCCTACTGGCATAATATTATCCTTGTGTTCCGTTAATTGTACCTGAATTAGTTATTGAGTAGTTTACTGAACCTGGTGAAGTTAAAGAATTGCCACCTGCACCCGCTGAACCTCCACTAAACGCTGGACTGTTTGAACCACCAGCACCAGCTGCACCTGCGGCCCCTCCAGCACCACCAGCTGCACCGCCTGGACTAGAACCTGATGAGCCTGATTCAGGATTTACAATAGATGAACCATTCCATCCATATCCATTACCACCTCCACCACCATTACCACCAGGAGCAGTAGAACTAGTTGTATAAAATCCTCCAGCAAGATTAAATCTTTTATTGTGGGCGGTCGCATTTACCGGGTCACCTAATGGATTTCCTCTGTTGATTCGGGCTGCGTTTGCACCACTACCAGTATTAAGTACAGTAGTACCAGAACCACCACCAGAAAAGTTAAAAGTTCCCACAGGTGTAACTTTTTTACCAATATTATTTTGAAAAGTTTGGCCGTTCCATCTTTGATACCACAAATTATTATTACCATAATTGGCTGCACCAAAGTTTACTTGACTATTGCTGGAAACCGGAGCTCCTTTTGCTCCTCCGCCACCTCCGCCTCCGCCTCCGGAGACTGTTCCTGAGTTGTTTAATGTAACACCATTTGCTTGAACAGAAATTGCAGCTCCACCAGCACCAGCGTTACCACCATTACCACTTGTGCCACCATTACCACCATTACCTCTTGAACCGATAATGTTTCCTGCATTTTGAATATCGAGTGTTCCACCCATGTTTGAAGGAACAGTTAGTGCAACATTATTACCTGTAATTTGAATAGGGGCTGCTATTGTTAAAACTTTAGCGTCTGTATTTGTGAATGTGCCTGGAAATAAAGGTGCAACATCAACATTTGTGCCTGAAATGGCAACTGCTGTTACAATATTACCTGTACCGTAAAATTGTCCAAATCTTAGAGCACCAGATGTCGGAATAGCTGCATTTGTAGGTAAATCAACTACTCTGCCAGCTCCACGATGGAACTCGGACATTTGATGTGGGGCAGGGTCGTTAAACTCAGCTGCAATCTCAGTTAGTTTAAGAAATGTTCCTGCGTTCTTTATCGGCATTTTGAAGTTCCTCTACCTTAGCATTTAATTCTTTTATTGCCTCAATAAGTACTCCAACCATATTGCCATATGCGACTGATTTGATTTTCTTTTCGTCCTTAGTTTCTCTAACTACTTCAGGAAGAACTTTTTCTACCTCTTGAGCAATAACACCAGTTTGTCTATCAACATTATTATCTTTTCTATTAAAGAAAACTCCTCGTAAACTTTTTACTTTTTCTAAAGCATTGTCAATAGTATCAATATCTTTTTTCAAACACACATCAGAGAAAGCAGTTACATCATCATTGAATGTGGCCGCACCAGCAGCTGACATGTCAAAAGTACAAGCAGTAATTGTTGAACCACCATCATTACCTTTAATTACGAAGTCTTTATCAGATACCATACTTCTTATTACGAAGTTTTGACTTGCATCCATTTGAATCAATCCAATATTTGTACCAGCGTCATTATATTGAACTTGACCACCATCGGCGTCAAGAATAATATTTCCTGAACAGTCTAATTCAAGTGCTGAACCTACAATTTTTTGGTCTGTAATATTTAAATCAGATGTTAAAGCTGCACCTAAATCTGCAACCTGAAATGTTCCATATGTAACAACGAGCATTACATCACTTGTATTAGCACCACTTGCTAGTACAACAGATGTTCCGTTAGTAGCAGTAAAGTCAGCAGGTGCCAATCTAACACCGTTTAGAAATACATCTATTTTGCCTACTGAATATGCTAATGCTGTACTTGTATCATCAGTACTGAATGTTGTTTGACCATCAGTTGCTGTAAAAACAAATTCTGTTCTAGTTGTTCCTTGTGATAAATCTCTACTTCTACTCATGATTTTAACTCTCTAAGTTCATCTTTTAATTCTTTAATTGCCTGTATTAATAGACCATGTATAGCGTCATACTCTACAGTCTTATATTTTTTACCATCATTTTTTTGTAAAGGCAATTCAGTTTCGTTAATTGCCTCTGGTAAAACTTTTTCTAATTCTTGTGCAATAATGCCGGCTGATTGTTTACCATTATGTCTGGTAAATGTAACACCTCTAATTTCATCAAGTTTATCTAGTGCATTTGGTATTACTTCAATGTCAGACTTTAATGCAACATCAGATACAGTTGTTGAATATGCAATGACATTACCATCAGCGTGTAAATCACCATCTTCTTCTACTCTAAGTTGTTCTGTTAATGTTCCAGCTTTCATTGTGAAGATACTTATGCGAGAATCCTCTGTACCATCTGTAATATCAACTGCTGTAGTTCTTATTTGAGACATGGTTATTTTTTCGGCTGCACTATTATTCCCTCTAGAAGATAAAAACCCAACATTGTCATTATCGGCAGGTGAAGATGAATTATGATAAAGTTCTAATTCTGAACCATTTGTTCCGGCGTCTGTACATACGACATCCAATCCACCTGAGCTAACAGTATGTGTTACTGTAACTTCACCTGTTGAAGCAATTCTCATTCGTTCTGTGTTGTTGGTGTTAAACACAAAGGCATGATTTGATTTACACCCTATTGTGCCAACTGTGTCGTTTGTAAAGAAGTTAGCTTCTACAGTATTTGTTGTGTCTGTTAATCGTATTTCAGGAGTTGATGCACCTGATATATGTAATTCACTTTGTGGACTACTTGTACCTATACCTACGTTACCACTAGAATCTATTGTCATTCTATCAGAGCCACCTGTTTTGAAATCTATTTGGTCATCTGTGTCAGCAGTAATACTTGTATCACCATCTAAGTCTAATACAAATTCTGCACCATTAACATCAAAAGATGAAACATTATTTACTTGCCATGCCTTAGCAGTTAGTATATCACTAGCTGCAGCCGCACTTGATAGTACAATACTTGTTCCGTTTGAAGCAGTATAATCTGAATCATCTAATAATACACCATTTAAGAATACATCTAAATTAGAAGTTGTATATGCAAGTGTATTACCATTACCATCAGCACCAGTAAATGTTGTTTGTCCTGATGTAGCAGTATAAATAAAATCTATATAAGCAGCTGTTGCTGATGAAGCAAATGTAACTACATCACCAGAAATACTTGTTGTAACACCAGCGCCACCTGCAAATTTAAGTGTATCACTTCCTAATGAAATTGTTGCACTAGTTGATGAATCATCTATGATAGTTAAATCTGTTGATACACTTGCTGTTGAAGCACTTGTTAAACGACCTTGAGCGTCTACTGTTAATACAGGAATAGCAGTTGATGACCCATAAGAGCCGGCACTAACTGCCGTATTGTCTAGATTAATAGTTACTGTATCACCAGATATTGCTGATGTTGTTCCTGTTCCACCTGATATTTTTAATGTATCTGTTGCAAGTGAAATTGTTGCAGCTGTTGAAGCGTCATCTACTAATGTTAAATCTGTTGAAATACTTGCTGTTGAAGCAGAAGTAACTTGACCTTGAGCATTTATTGCTAATACTGGAATTGCCGTTGATGAACCATATGAGGCTGCACTAACGCCTGTGTTTGATAAATTGAATGTTACAACATCTCCAGATATAGCAGAAGCGATTCCTGTGCCACCTGATAATTTAAGACTATCAGTTGCAAGTGTTATATCTACTGTTGTTGAAGAATCATCTACAATAGTAAGAGGTGTTGCATTATACCTCGTTCTAAAAGTTTCTAAAGTATCTGTCGTTGCGACTGGTGTAAATGCCATTATTCTTTCTCTCTAATTAATTTTTTAATTTCAAATAATTCTTGCTTAAGACTATTTATCTCTTTTATAGCGTCAGTTAGTGAATCTCTTTGCATTTCTCTTGATTTTGCTCTTCGCATATATTCTTGGTAATCTTCTTTATTAGTATTTATAACAGCCTTAGAAATACTATCTCTAACTAAACCCATATGTCCTTGTACTTTTAATCTTGCCATTACAATGCTAATGCAATACCTCTCATATCTTTTATTCTTGGTGGATATGCCTGATTACTTCCTTTCATAACTATCTTAATTTGAAAAGCGTCAAATCCTGATAGTCCACTTGCTGTATATTTATATTCACTAAATTGTGAATCATTTGAAGCAGGAGTTACAGTTATATCTTCTTCACCTGCTGTATTAAAAGGTGTCCAAGATATATCTCTCACATTTCTAACTTCAGCAGATGTTGTTGTTCTAAAATAAACTTCTACTGAAGAAGTAGACCTAACATTTGCTGATAATCTAATGTCTAAAGCAGTTGATGTATTATCTAATACAACAGGTCTTGTTACATAAACAGCATCCGAAGTTGTACCTTCATTTGTTGTATCTGCAACATAATCTGGATGATTAACTGATGTGTGTTCATTAAATCTATTACTAATACATATTGCACTCATTCTTTGTGTATCAATAACAGGTGATAAGTTTGCATTATCAGATGATAAAGTACATTTAATTAACAATGATTTTGCACCAGACATTTCGTTTGTTTCATTTATATCACTTGCAATAACTTTAGGTGATGTAAAGTAAACATTATCATTTGCAATAAATGATATAGCGTCTGTTGCTGATGTTCTACTAAATGATGTTTCTGAACCATTTATAGAAGTACCTGATGTAGGTCTTATATTATATGTAATGCCTGTACCAGGAACAGTCATTGTTTGCAATGCAACATTAATTGCCTCATAAGCTTTGTTTTGAGTTGCGACAACACTTGCACCACCAGCGTCTCCTGTTGTTGTAGCAGTTGTACTGTCTGTTGTAGTAATATCATAACTATCTAAAGTTATATTTGAAATTGATGTATGAGTTGCATTTATAGTTGAAGCCGGTATACCATTACATGCAGCTGAACCACTAATTGTTACATTGTTTGTTCCGGCATGCATACCGTGATTTTTATGGAACACTCTAAATGTTTGTGAACCACTTGTTGTTCTAATTGGGTTTGAACCTAATGTTCTTGAAGATACACTATCATTTGCAAGTGTAACTGTTGAAGTTGAACCTGTTGTAAATGCAGCCTTCTTAACAGTAAACTTCAAGTCTTCATTTTGGTCAGCAGTATATGTTGAACCATTTTGTGATTTAAACAATACACCAGCATATGGTTGTCTTGATACAGTTCTTGTTCCGTCTATTGTTTCTTGACCCATTCTACTTCCATAAACTTGATAAGTATTACACATTGCCATAACGACAATACAGTATTCTTTATTTTGTTCTATATAAACCGGAGAATCAAAAGTAAATGTTGTAGCAGTTGTACCATCAGTACTTGTATTGACTGAAGATGGATTCAATGTTTTAATACTAAATGGAACAATTCTAGGTGCTGGATATCCATTTACCATTTCTTGAATTTGTATTGTAACAGGTATTGCACTATCTTTTAGTCCAAAGAATAAATCTATTGATGTTAAGAATACGCCACCAGGTTCATCTAATAAGAATGACTGTGCAAGTGGGTCAATCCAACCAATAAATCTTCTAGTTTCTCTAGTTGATGTTCTGGTAATTCTTCTATCATCAGCAACACTTTCTCTAACAATCATAAATTCTCTTGTTGAGCCTTCACTATCTAAGATACCTCTTGCTGTGTAATCTCCTTCAGCAGCTGTTTCTACATCATCTAGTACTCTACTATCAGTTGATGATGAAGTTAATCTAAATACTCTACGACCTGCTGTCCATCTTGGATTTGAATTTACTGTTGGGTCAGGTAATGTAAATGTTCCTGATACAGCACCATTTGAATCTGTTACTAAGTTTCCACCTAAACTACCACCTGTTGGTGTAATGTAACTTGCAATAGATACATTATCAAAGAATGGATAAACTTGTGTATTAGGTTTTAATCTTGTTGCACTAAATGAAATACTTCTGTTTCTGATAAATGGTAATATATTCATACTCACCACTCTATCGCCAAGTTCTTCTCTCATTTCTGCACTAACAAGTCTAGTTCTTACACCAGTTCTGTTCTGTAAAGTTTGTGTCTGTGATGTTATTGTATCAACACTAAATTGTCTTCTACCTACATTTTCCCTTCTTCCTGTTGCCGTTTGTCTTACATCTCTAGGGCTACCAGACCAGAAGTCTTGCCATTGGTTCCAAACTGTTCCAAAAGGATTATCTAAAACATTAGAACCAGATATGTTTGCAGCCAATGTGTCAAACTGTCCTGTTTGGTTACTGATTATTTCAGGCAATCTTTCTGTTTCAAACCATTCATCACCTTGAGGATCCAATTTCACAAATCCTGTCCATGTAAATATGTCAAATGGATTTACAGGTATTAATTTAGTTGCAAAAGGTTGATTAATTACAGATGTTTCAGAATATGGTAATGTTAATAAATCACCTGTCTTCGCATAATTTGTATCTGCTCTGTCAGCGTCTACAATTGCTGTGTCATCATCATCTCTTTCTATAAGTGAAATTGCATTTGTGTGATGAGTTGGTCTTAATTCTCCATTTGCAAAGTCCATAGAACATTTATAATCAACATCACCTACATTACCTATTGTATGTCCTGCAAAATTATCTACGACAAATCCATTTTTGAATCTATCAAATCCTTCAGCGTCTTGTATTTGTAATGATTGTGCTGATTGTTCTAATAAACTTAATTGAGTATAGTACTCAACATTTTCAATTCTTTTTTCTAGTTTACCAATATCTCTCATGGTAAATCTTCTATTATCAATTCGTGTAATATCTACTTCTTCTGGAGTTAGTGTATAAGAAGGTATAAACAATGTGTATAGATGAGTTGCATGTTCTAAAACTTCTGGGTTTTGTGGGACTAAATCAGATGTACCTTGTACTACTTTAAATGAACCTTCTTTATCTAAGAAAATTTTATCAATTCTGTTTAAGTAAAATTCATGGTCAGTTGTAACATCGCCACCAAATTTTGCAACATCTGTAACACTTGCACCTGAACCACTAAATTGCCTATCTTGTCCATCACCTGCATTGATAGTTGAAGCGTCATCTACTCTTGGTCTAAAGTCTAAACTATCTCTAAGTTCAAAAGTTTCGCCAGTTGTATCTGATGTGTAACTAGGTATATTTTCATAATCTACAACACCAGAGTAAGAATCTACATCAAAGAAATCACCTGCACCATGTGAGAAGTAACTAAATGTAATTAATAATCTTCCTGTTGGTTGTGATTTGCCAGATTTTAGTTTTATTCTTCCTACATCATAGAAATTATCTCTTTGACCTGTATCTAATTCGTATCTATCGGTTACTTCTGTATCACCTGTAGTTGCATTTGTACTAAAGTTAGCAGCCATATGAACACTTGCTACTTGATAAACATCTGCCTTACCTAGATTTATACCACCTCTAGCAGTTGCAAGTGCCTCAGTAGAAACTTGTAATGTTTGACCTGTATTTAAAGTTTTAGATTTAGATGATACTGTACTTCTTGTTATAGTTGCAAGTATTTTTACAACATGAGAAGCAAAGTTTGCCCCAAAGTCAAGTTTTAAAGTTGTGGTAGACGGTGCTGAAAATATAACTGAACCTTCGTGGTTATTTCCTGTGATACTTAATACATCACCAGCTGCACCTGAACCACCAGAACCTAAGGATATGATTGAAACAATAAAATCGTTTTCTGCAACACCACTAAATGTTTCATTAGATGAACATGTAATTGTAATATCACCATCAGCTGACAAAGTACCTGTAAATTGTCTTCTTACTTTTAATGATGTATCTACAACACCAGAATTAGCAGTTGTTTTTAATGTTTTTATAGTTGCATGAGGCAATTTCATTATTGCAGTATTTTTATTTGCACCTTGAAGTTTTGCCCTTGTTCTAGTTACAATACCTTTTGTTGTAACATCTGAACCACCGACATTAGCAGAAAGTTCTAATTGTGTATCTGATATAATTAAATCAACAATAGCAGTTGTATCAGTACCAGCGTCATCTATAAATGATATACTATCACCTATTTTTAATTCGTTTGTAAATTTAGTTCCGAAACCTTGTACTGAATTACTAGAGTTTGCAACAGTAATTGTTCCTGTTAGTGTTAATACATCACCATCTGCAACAGTTCTAACTGTATCAGCAGTATAAGTTGGTGAACCTGCCATAGAAATTTGTTTAACAGCAGAAAAGTCAAATACTTCAACACCTTTAAAACCAAAAGCGTCTGATTGAATACTACCTGAATTACTAGAAGTACCACCAGTTAATGTTTCGCCAGCAGAGAATACACCTTGAACATCTGATACAACACATACTGTGTGTTGAACATTACCAGAAATAGTTGTACTACCTAATGCATAAGTTGATGTACCATCATACAATTGAAAAGTTGTAGATGTTGTATCTCTAACTGTAAATACTTTTGATGATACAGTTGATGAATCAGAAGCAATTAATGTACCTGCAAATAATACTTGCATACCATCTTCTAATCCGTGTGCAGCTGATGTTGTAACAACACCGGCATTAGTTGCACTTGAAATAGTTGCCGAATGATTTACACTTACACTTTCTACGACAGCAGTTGCACCTGAAGTTCCACCTGTTACAGTTTCACCAGTTGTATAAGATACATTTTCTGCAACATGTAAATGTGTTAGCATTACAGTATCCATTAAGAAGTGTTTATAAGTTGCACTTGTCAATGAACCACTTGACATAATATCAGATGTATCTGTACCTGATGAATATTCAAACCCTCTAGATTTTGCACGACCAATTTGTTTAACAGATGAATTGCCTGCCGTTAATATTGTACCTCTTGAACCTGTGTCTGCCTTATGTAATAATACTTGTTTAAATGCCTCTGTTGTAGTACCTGAAGATACTAAACCAACATCTGGTGAACCATGAACATTATTTACTACAACATGATTATCAACATCAAATCTAGTTGGGAATGCGTTATTAGTATCAAAGTCTCTTGCCTTATCAACATCTAGAAATGTTGTTCCTATATTTTCTAATTCATAACCTTTAACATATGCTTTACCAGGTCCGATACCTATTGCAAGTTTTGAAGTTGAAGCAGTTCCTCCTTGTGATGTTGTAGCACCATCAGAATAAATTCCTCTGTTATTACTTACCAATACCGATTCTCTAATATCAATATCTAATCCTCTTACAACATAATCTCCAGATTCGTCATAAGTTCTTCTAGCAAGATTATCTTCTATAATATTATAAGGGGTAGTTCTAACTTGGTTTTGAATTTTACCACCCTCTAATCTTAATAATTCTACAAAGTTTTGGTCATCAGTACTTGTAAGTGTTTTCTTAGCAAGTGTTAATGCAATTTTAAATCTATGAGCACCAGGTGCATTGACATTTGATGAACCTGTTGCATTATCATTTAGTGATGAATCATCATTAGCAGTAATATAACTTTCTGTAAAAGTTAAACCTACTCTATAAGAAGGTGTATTTGTATATTTGTCTAATACTACTGTTTGATTAGTTACATCAACATGAAAACCATTTATGTAATATGTTCCTGCTTGTATTTCAGCAGCCGAACCTGTATGTGTACTTGTTACTACTGCTGATATAGCAGTTGAAGTTGAATCAATGCCAGATATTGTTTCGCTGTTTGTAAATGTAACAGCCGCATTATCTGTTCCTGTTTTTAGATATTTTACATAAAGAGTATTTGGGTCAGTACCATCAGTAACATCTGAACCTACTACAATTGCCTGAACACCTGAAGTACCACCTGTTAAAGTTACACCTTCAAAAGTTGATAAACTTGATGTACCTGTAAATGAAGTCAATTTTACTGAGTAATAATTTAAGTCATAACTGATTTCACCAGGTATAACCATTGCACCATGTTCAAAAATATGGTCAGAAAGTTGTTCAATTTGATTCTGTAGAATCGTTTGTGATTGTGTTAATTCTCTCGCCTGAACAGCAAATGCTGGTCTAAAAAGTATTCTATGAAAATTTTTAGATTTACTAAAATCATCATAGTAAGGCGAGAGATTAAAGTCTGTTGGACTTGGCATAAATTATCTCTCTCTAAAATTCAACAATTAATTTTATATTCTCTGTCTGGTCAGACGCCCTTGTTATTGGCGACCTATTTTCTTGATAAAGAACATCAGTATCCGAATCTATTTCACCAGAATTATATCCACTAGTAAATACAATATTATCAACAGTTTGTGTTGATGTATCTGGTGTACCAGCCGCACTTGATGTTTGACCTGTAATAGTATTTGCACCACTAAAAGCAGTTTGATTACCATTACTATCTACGCCTTCATCATTAAATCTAGTTTGCATATAGTAAAGTATTTTGTTTGTAGAATCATATTCTACTACTTTACCAACAGCACCTGTACTTGCCTGATTGATTTCTTCATCTACTTGAAATGAACCAGGTGTACCTGATAGTTTAATTGCCTTAGTGCCTCTTAATGTTGTTGCACTAGCAGCTGAACCACCTGTTGTTGGGTCTAATAATAATCCTACCCTTCTAAAATCGTTAGCAGTTGTAAAGTCTCCTGAGTTAGAAGATTCATCTCCTGTAAAGTTTGTGTTCATCATTACATAATGTCCACCTAATTCTTCTACTGCATTTGCCCCATGACCACCTTTTGGTGGAATAATTACATCTAATTCTGCGCCTGATAAACTTGTTGCACCAGCAGCTACTATGTCTGCATTTCTAACATATCCATAAGTATATCCTGTTCCTGGAGTTGTAACTGTTACTGAAGATACAGCACCACCAGCAACAACAACAGTACATACACCTGAAGAACCATCTCCTCTTATTGCAACGCCTGTATGTGTGCCATTTGTACCACCAGAACCAGCAGTTTTAATTAATATTGTATCTATTGCACCGTCTACAGCAGCTGCTGATACAGTTGAATCTGTTGATACATGCATAAAGTCTGTTGATAAAAAGTTTGTTTGTTCTGAAGCAGTTAGTGTATACATATATTTCCACTTATAAGAATCACCAGTTGTTAGTATTGATGTTGATGTTCCTGTAGGTTCTACAGTTGAAGCAGAATTTCCATTATTATCTAAACATTTATATACATTGTTAGCAGAAGATAAAACATAAAAAGTAGAATCATTAAGATTACTTGCACCACTATTTGCCGTTATAGTAGTTGTTGAAGAACCTTTAATATATTGACCATAATCATGTCTGTATATATCATATGTCGTACCTGTTGTCCAGTTTCTTCTAGGTATTACTCTAGAAATATCTGAAGTTGTAATTCTTTTAGCTGCGATTACATCATCAAAAAAGTAAAATTCATCTGATACTGAATCAGTTGGTGTTAATGGTGATGAATCGGTGCCTTCGTATTGTGTTCTACTGTCGCCTGCTGTTGAAGTTCCGAAGGCTTGTGGACGACCTATTGCCAAATAGTAAATATTTGGACTTGATTCTGAAAATGATTCCACAAAGTTACTAGCATTGTGTAATCGAAATTTGTTTGTTATAATTGCCGGCATGTTTTTATCCTCAAACTCTAAATGTTACTATTATTTATACAAAATTAATTATAGTTTATCCTGATTTCTGTAGGAAAAGTGATATTAGTTCTTAATTTAGGGTGTTCATAATCTCCTATTATAATTTCTTCACCATCTAAACTTGTATTTTTTGTTCCTTGTATAGCATGAGTACGGAACATTTCACTCATTTCTCCTATAGTCATTTCTTGAATATATGTGGCTTCTGTACTATCACCACCGATAGCACCTGTTTGTGGATTAGAACCACCACTAAACATATACCAATGTCTATTAATATTTCTAAATCTATTTCCTAAAGCAGAACCATTAATTTGACTTACAATTCCTCTATGCGATAAGTCATATCTTTCTTTTAGTTGATATTTTAATGTGAAATCTCTTGTCAAAGTAACATCTCTAGTGTTTGTTGTAAAGTGTTCACTTGTACTATCATCTAAATCAACACCCACACCAATATGTGAATTACTTCTTAGTGTTGTACCATCATCTACTGTACCTAATCTACGACCAAGTATTGTAGAGAATAGAGTATTAATAATTAATGCAAGTCCAGCATGTGATACGCCTGATACAACACCTTCAACAGGACTTGACATTGAAGCGTCTAGTGATGTTTCAACATTTACTTGACCTGTTACATAAAAACCTGTTGGGTGAATTGTATCTTTAAATGACTTACGCCAATCAACAATTGCACGACCTACTTTTATTACATATGAAAAATCTTGATAGTATAAACTGTCTTGTACTTTCATAGTTGATTCTGATACATGACCATCTTCATTTAAGAATACGCCATCTGTATCAACAACAGTATCAACAGTTGTAGAAGCTGTAGCAGTATCTACCACTCTAATTATTCCTGTTTGAGTTGATGTAGTACCTGTTAGTGTAACTCTTGTATCAAAGACACCTGTTGGACTTGAAACTTCCATATGTCCTGTTGATGAGTTCCATGAAACAACAGTTGCTGATACAGTTGTTGAACCATCAGTTCCTAAACCACTAACAGTTTCACCTACAGTAAAGTTTCCTGAAGCGCCTGTTACAATTAATTGAGTTGGAAAAGTTAATGTAGGTGGAGATGGACTATCTTCATAATTTTTTCCATATTCTACAATTTTTAATTTTATTATTCTGCCTATTTCTGAACCGTAAGGATGTAATGTTGCACCACTACCACTAGTGCTTGTAATTGTAGTTGTAGGCAAAGTACTCATACCATACCCACCATTTATGATTCTTACATCAGTTATATCATTATTTCCTGTTCCAGATTCTTGTACAAATTTATCACCTGTATAATGGTCGCCTATTTGAGTAGCATCCTCTAAAACAATATGGTCAAAAGTTTCCATACCATATGATGATACATCTCCAGTTTCAGGTGCAATACCACCATTTACAACAGAAATTTTAGCTGAAGCAGAACCTCCTGTATCAAAAGTAAAGTTTACAGTATCTCCTATTTCATAATTAGTTCCACCATTTCCTACAAATATATCTGTTATTGGACCTAGTCCCAATTCATCTATTTGAATAGTTGCACCTGTTCCACCTGTATTTGAAATAGTAACAGTATCAGTAGTACTGTAGTTAGCTCCATCATTTGATAATGTTAAAACTGAAGGTATGGATGTTATAGTTAATTTTATAAAGTTGTCTGATATATCTGTTTCAGTACCTTGTATGACTTCATCTGCAACAAAATCACCTGTTATAGAATCTTCATTTAAAATAAATTCAACAACATTAACACCTGCAATATTGAATGTGTTTATAGTTTCTACAATAGCAGTTGATTCTGAAGTAACACCTGTAATTGTTCTACCAATTAAGTCTGTTGGAGTTCCTACTGAAGGAATTGCTCTTAATATTTTCTTACTATCAAACTTTCCGTCTGATACTCTAAGCATGTTTTCTCTAGGATAAATTGTTTCTGAATTTTCATTAAACAACATTTTAAAAAATACTGCATTTGCTTTTGCTGTACCTTTTGCAAGATATAATGAACGAATATTTTTTATTAAATTTCTTTTATTAATATTATCATCTAATTTTTCTGGCAATGTTGCCATAAATTCACTTCTAAATTTTGTTAAAAAGTTAGATAAAACTTTATCTGGGTCTCTAAAGTTTGTGAGTTGTTGAATGTTTTGAACAGGGTTAGGTCTATAATTATCTAAAACTGCTTGAGCGCCTGAAGTATTACCTGTGATAAGTTCTCCATCTTTAAATTTATCTTGTGCTTTAATAAAAAGTTTTCCATCACCCAAATCTTCTACAAGAACGATTGATGTAGCACCTGATGTAACTCCTGTAATAGTTTCACCATTTTCAAATTTTCCAAAAGATGATGTTTCTTGTAATACTTTATCACCAGCACCTTCTTGTGTGTTTCCTGATGAAATTCTATTGGCGTCTAATAATAAAACACTTGCATGTAAATCTGTTTCACTTTCTAATTGTATACCGTCTGTTGATTGAACACTTGTAACAGAAATCTCTGCTGATTCCATAAATGTATAATATTGTTTTATAAATTCTAGAAATCGTGGGTGTTCATCTAAAACAAAATCAGGTACCTGATGTTTTACCCTTGTTGATATTTTTTTATTAAATGTTGCCATTAGTAACTAGATGTTGTTGTGTAAGTTGTTCCACCATCTGAAGTACCAGTTGCAAAAGAATCTGTTTCTACTGTTACACTTGAATTTGCAACATCAATAGCAAGTATTTGGTCTCTTACAGGTATAATATCATTTGAATTTGGTTTAACAGTTAATTCAATAACGGTTGAAGCACTACCTCTAATATTTGATACTGAAGAAATATTAATAGATGTTAATGTAATTTGACCTGTAGTATAATTAATTGTACCTTGTGTATTGTTTATATAAGTTTTAACACCACTTACTAAATAATACATTCTAATATTTCCTTGACCGTCATCATTTAAAAACATTTCATTATCATTACCTGATATTTTAAATCCTGATGATTCTAAAATACCACCTGCACTTGTATTATGTCCTGAATGAGGATTGTATAATGCATTTCTAAAATACACTTGATATGTTATTGAGCTATCTAATGTAGGTGTAAAATCTTTTCTAACTTTAATAGTTGTAATATTTGATAAGATAGATGTATCTGTATCATCTATGTCTTGTACTAGTTGCGAGTATCTAAATAGACCTTCAAATTTTCTTAAATTATTTGAATTAAAGTTTCTTAAAGTTGATATGATATTTGTTCTAATAGTATCAGAAGACTTGGTCGTTAAATTTTCATTATATTTAACATTAGATGTTAAAAGTATAGATGTTGTTTCTGGTGTTACGATTACAGGAGTTACAGAAGCAACATTATATTTTTTTAAATTATCTACAATACTTTTTTTTGTTGTTTCAGTTAAAGTTGAGCCTGATTTAGGAACAATACCAATATAAACTGCACCATAAACAGGTGTCTCAGCATCCTCTCCACCGTATGCACTTATTGATTCTGCATTAGGATAAAAAGTTTGTGTTAAAGTTTCATAGTCTTTAACTGTAACTGCCCTATTTTGTGATTGATATTGTAGGGGTGCATTAAATCTAATTGAGTTATTAGATTGTGCAACAGTTCCGCCTTGTGCATTTGATTTAGTTTGAATAGAAACATCAGTATAACCACCTACAGTTGAACCTAAAACAAATGATGAGGCACCATTTGATTGAGACATATTGGTTACAACATATTCCAATTTTACTATATTTCCGTCTTCTAATGCTTTACCTAAAACACCGTCACCAAAATAAACTTCAAATCTTCCGTCATCACATTCTTGTAAGAAATAAACTTTTGATGTAGAATCTATTTCTGTCAATGTATGACTTCTAGTATATGTATTTGTTGTTGTATCACTGGCTGAATTTTGTATTTTAACTTTTAGTGTAGAAGTATCTGCTTGATTACTAGGAATATGAAAATGTTGGTCAACATCAGTTGAATCAACAGTATATTGAAAATTTACTAATGTTCCTTCATAAATATTTACATTTGAAAATTTATATACACCATCTGTAGGTGTAGCAGTTACATCTTCATTTGTTATAAAGTTGTAACTTATCTGGTCGATAGTGGTATTAAATGTAGTTCCTTTTTCCATTACAATAGAAGCAACAGTTGTAGGAACATTATTTACAGTTATATCAATTGACGCTACCGGTGATTTGACTGAAGTAGGTGTATAACCTAATTGTCTTGCTAATGAAACAACATTTTTACGAATATCTGCACTATCAAGATATAATTCATTTGATAACATGTTAGCATTAAATGAAAGGTAATGTGTATTGTATGCTAACAAGTCTAATAATACTGCCATACCTGAACCTTCAAAATCATAATCAGAAAATTCTGCCTGATTTTGTAAGAATGTTTTTAGATTACTTTTAATATTATCAAAATCTAATTCTGATACATCTAATCTATTACTAATTGCATTTGCCATTTTATCTTATTCTCTCTAAAAATGTTTCTACTACTACTGGTTCTAATGTGCCTATTATGGTAAAAGTAATACTGCAAAAATATGAGTTTCTATCTCCATCCGGTCTTACTTTTATATTTTTAACTACTATTCTAGGTTCATATTCATTTAACATGTCAGATAATCTTTGTCTCATGAAATGAGATGTTAATTCTGTCATAGGTTCAAATAATAAACCTCTTATACCAGAACCAATTTCTGGGTGAAATGGTCTCTCATAATTATTTGTATTAATTAGATTTCTTACACTTCTCTTAATAGATTCAACATCTGTAAGTCTATTTACATCCTTAGTTATTGAATTTAAACCAAAGTCTAAATCTAGGTCTTTAAAAGTCCTACTGATTCTACTTGAATTGTTAGTATTTGTAGCGTCCCATTTTGGCATAACGCTAACTATTTATACAGATTATGCTGTTCTTTTCCACATATAGACAACAATATATGGTTGTAAGTTATTGTGACCTTGACCACCACCTGCATTTGACACAGTAGGATTTGTATCATAGTTCTCTCCAGGTAATCTACTATTATATTGATGATGTTCAAATGAGAAACCACTTCTTGAAATATTCCCTGAAATTGTATGAGAGTGAGATGGTATTTGAGATAAAGTTAATGTATGATTCTTTGCACCACCTGTTTCTTCTGCTGTATCAAAATCTGTATCTGAAGGATTAATACCTACTGGAACACGACCTGCACCAAAAGATACCCATGTTCCAAATCCTAATAGTGTTGCTGGATTTGTTGAGTTGGTAGCGTTCATATAAATTGAACCTACAGGATATGCATTTGCAATTGTAGCTGTTACACCTGTTAATGTTGAAAAAGTAACTACACCATCACCATTTGTAGACATGACTTGACCACTTGTGCCATCAGTTGTGGGCATAACATAAGAACCATCACCACCTAAGTGAGTAAAATTTCCATCCAATTCATCATGAGTTAATGCTGTTCCTTTATTTCCTCTTTTAATTAATGACATTATTCTATCTCCATAATGTAAATCATTGAGTAACCATTAGTATTAATACCTAAACCATCATAACTATTTTCGTTAAAGTTTACTACATAAGTATGGTTAGTATTATCTCCTCTACCGGCAGCTGCATAAAAAGTATGACTGCCAGAACCTAGTCCTGTCCATCTAGTAACAAAAGTATGATTGACTTGGTTTTGTGATTGGTAGTAAGGGTCTAAATGAGTTGCTTGAAATAAACTTGTAGAATTGCCACCATTAGCCCACATAGCAAATGTATGAAGATTACCACCTGTTTCTCTACAACAATAGTGTATGTTAGCGACAATAGTTGATGAAGCAGATTCTTTTGTGTATGTTCCTGATATTCTGCCACCTGATGGATGTCTAAAATCTTGAAACTGTGTTACATAAGATGAACCACTACTAAAACTACTATTACTGTAATAAATAACTTCAGCATTTATTATACCAACATCAATAGCATTAATTTGATTTTGTATACTTGATGTAACACCATTTAAATATTGAAATTCTGTACTTGAAACAGTACCATTAGCAATTTTAGAAGCGTCAATAGCTGCACCTGATTTAATATCAGCATTTACAATATTTGTAATTGTATTATTATCACTATCAATAGATTTATTCGTTAATGTTTGAGAACCTGTATTTAAAGTAAATGTATCAGATGATAAAGTTGTACCATCACCTAATTTAAAATATAGTTCGGTAAAATTATCATTTATAATATCACCACCATCACGGAGAGTTGTACCTGTTCCGTCATCTTGTGTTGTACCTAAATTTATTATTTGTTTTGCCATATATCTATTTATGTTGTTCTTCGGTCAAATCTCATACTAGAAGAATCAAAAGATAATTCAGAACTAGAAAATCTTGTTCCTACACCGTCTTCTATAGTATCAAAAATAGTAAATTCATTTAAAACAGTATCACTATAAAATTGTCCAACATATGATGATATTCTGTTATTTACTAACCCTGGATTCCCTTCTAAGTAATCATCTAAAACATATTGAAAAATAGATGTCTCATTATTAAAAATTACATCTGGGTCACCTGTTGTATCTGCATTATAGTTTAAAACTACATTATCTATATTTAATGTAATTGTTGTATTTTCATCCAACGAATTTATAGTGGCAGTATGAGGAGTTAAATCTGAAACTGTATATGTTATACCATATTGTGTAGGCATTATGAACCTTCTTGTGTTGCAAAAACATTAGGAGAACCATTTGCACATACTGTAGGTGGAAAACATGGGGCATGTCCTGTAGTAGGACTACCCATAGTTGCAATAGGTCTACCATTAACAAATACACTTGTTTGAGTAGGTATAACTACATCAGTACATGCTGTCTTATCTCCGAATCTTACTGCACCCCTATTATTGATAAAAACATCAGTTGAACCAGTAATAAATGGAGTAGCATGAAATTGTATACATTTATGCCCTGCATGAAAATCTCCTATTCTTATTGTTGGTCTACCTGCCATATTATTATTTATAATAAAAAATAAAGCTTGACAAGATATTGAAAGTATCCTATAATAATAGAGTGAAAAAAGTACAAATATTGAACAATTTAGACCAAATGAGAATCGTTCTCAATAAATTATTTTCAATTAATTTACTAAACCCTTATAAATCAATAACTTATAGAGGAAGAAAGTGCTTGACACAGCTTTAAAAGTATCCTATAATGTACACATGAATAAATTAAAACACACTAAAAAACAAAACTTTCAAGATACACTAAATTTAGACAGTAAATCTCAATTGGCAAAATTACTTGCTACTGAGAATATTACTGTTCAACATAATAATGTTGCTACTGCTTCATTTGATGTTGCAAATCGTGTATTGACACTTCCTATATTTAAAATCAAAAATAAAAATGTTTATGACATGTTAGTCGGTCATGAATGTGGTCATGCATTATGGACTACTTGTGATGATTGGTCAGAAATAGGTAAAGATGACAAATTAAGAATGGCTGTAAACATTCTAGAAGATACTAGAATTGATAAAATGATACAATCTAAATTTCCAGGTATCATTAATGACTATGAAAAAGGTTTTAAAGTTCTTAATGATTCTAACTTCTATGGTATGCAAGACCATGACATAAACGAATTATCATTTTTAGATAAAGTCAATATGAGAAGTAAATCTATGAATACAATGGATATTGATTTTTCTGATGAAGAAACAGAATTACTAAAACAAGTTGATGATATCAAAACTTTTGCTGATGTTATGAAACTTGCAAAAGAATTACTTGCATGGCAAAAACAAAAAGATGAAGAAATGTTTGCTAACAATATGGATGTCTCTGCTGATAAAAAACAAGGTGGTGACAATCAAGACGCTGACGGCGAACAAGATTCAGAATATAAAGATGATGATGGTGAAATGAGAGATGAAGATTCTCATAGTGATTCAGGTCAAGATTCAAAAGATGAAAAACAACAAAGAGATGATGAAACTTATAGTGAATATAAAGACAGATTAAAAGAGATAAAAGAAAAAGAAAAACAAGAAGAAGAAATGATGAAATCATCTATGGCACCACAAGATATGCAAGATGATGATTTCGGTATTACTAATAGAGAATTTGAAAAATCAGTTCAACAATTGACTGATACTGCTCTTGATAGTAAAAGAGCTTATGTAAATCTGCCTAAGGCAAATCTAGAAAATACTATCGTTAGTTACAAACAATGGTTTAAAGACTTTGGTAATACTATTGATGAAGATTCTTATAAAGATTACAAATCTCAAATGATGTCTAGATATAAGTCATTCAAAAAAGATAGTATGAAAACAGTTAATTATCTAGTAAAAGAATTTGAGATGAAAAAGTCTGCTACTGCATACAGAAGGGCTACTACTTCTAAAACAGGTATTATTGACCCTATGATGTTAAGTAAATACAAGTTTACAGATGATATATTCAAAAAATTATCTATTGTACCAGACGCTAAAAACCACGGTATGATTATTCTAGTAGACTGGTCAGGTTCTATGTCTGATGTATTACCTTCTGTTATCCAACAGTTGATGAACCTTGCATGGTTCTGTAGAAAGATTAATATTCCATTTGAAGTTTATGCTTTCAGTAATTACTACTGTTATGATTCTAAAGATTATGATTGGAGGAAAAAAATAACTAATTCGTTTGACTTGAAAAAAGGTGACTTGTTTATGAAAAACTATAAACTAGTAAACTTTATATCTCACAAAATGAATAATAAAGACTTTGAAAAAGGTATGCAAAATCTTTACATAACTTTAGAATGTGAAGATTACAGAGGTTACGGTAGTAAATCAATTATCAATTGGTATGACAATGATTCTAATTCACCTCTTGCAAGACCTATTTACTTGCCACAATGTATGCAATTAGGTTCTACTCCATTGAATCAGGCACTTGCTACTATGATTGACATTATTCCAAAATTCAAATCTAAGTACGCTATAGAAAAACTATCATTCATTACATTGACTGATGGTGCTTCAGATAGTGGCGAAGGTATTGCGGATGATGATACAGATTATGACGGCAATTATAAATTGTCTTCTTATCCATACAAAGGTAAATTAGTTATTACTGTTAATGGTAAAAACTATGATACATCTTACATTGGAGGTTTTCATTCAGACAGAGTAACTTCATTATTACTTGAAATTATCAGAAAAAGATACAATACTAATAATATCGGTTTCTTTTTAATACCTAACAAGTCTAGAAGACATCTACATTGGGCAATTGATGGTCATGATTCAAAAGGTAGATATGTTGGTTATGACTTAGATGTAGTAATGAAAGACTTAACTAAGAATAATGTTCATTTAACTAAGAAATCAGGTTATGACAAGTACTTTATTACAGTCGGTAACACTAGAGTTGAATCTGCTGACTTGTCTAGTCTTAATTCAGACGCTAAAACTTCTGATATTAAGAGATTATTCAAAAAATCAATGTCCGGCAGACTGAAATCTAGAGTCCTACTCAATAATTTCATTGAAGAGGTCGCATAATCATGATTTTCCCGAAAAAATCACTAAAAAATGCAAAAAAATGCAAAAAAAGTGGGATTTTCCCGAAAAAAAGCTTGACAATACTTGAAAAATGTCCTATAATCCTTATATAAACTATGAAATTTAACGAATTTAACGACGGAGACACTAAAACTATGAAATCATTAAATGCAAAACAACAATCTTTTGTAAATGCTTGTATTGACAAGTTCGGAAAAGATGTTTTGACAGTCAATCAATTAAAAGAGGTGGCTGCTGACTTTGGTATGAAGTATGCACCTCAATGGTTAGTCAAAAATCCTGCTAATAAAATCGGTAAGGCACTTTTCAAATTGCCTACTGATGGCGAAATGACTGAAACTAAAAAACCTGTTCAATCGGTCCAACCTGCTACTGAAAAAGTAGATAATTCAGAAATCAAACAAGAGGCGGCTTATGTTGTTTCTAGTTTGACAGGTGATATTGTGCCTGAAAAAGACCCTAACTTTGTAAACTTCGGCGATTACAGTTCTGTAAAATCTATTATCGCCTCTAAGAAGTTTTATCCTATCTTCATTACTGGTCTCTCTGGTAATGGTAAGACATTGGGTGTAACTCAGGCATGTGCCGAGAAAAAAAGAGAAATGATTAGGGTCAATATTACGATTGAAACTGATGAGGATGATTTACTCGGTGGTTACAGATTAAGAGACGGCCAGACTGTATGGCAAAATGGTCCTGTTATTGAGGCAATGGAAAGAGGTGCTGTTTTACTTCTTGATGAGATTGACCTTGCAAGTAATAAGATTATGTGTTTACAACCTATCTTAGAAGGCAATGGCGTGTTTGTTAAAAAGATTAACAAGTTCGTTAAACCTGCTCTTGGTTTCACAGTAGTTGCTACTGCAAACACCAAAGGTAAAGGTTCTGAAGACGGTCAGTTTATCGGTACCAATGTTCTCAATGAGGCGTTTCTAGAAAGATTCCCAATTACATTTGAACAAAAATATCCTTCAGTTAAAATTGAGACTAAAATTATCTCAAAGATGTTAGAGACTGAAAATGCTAAAGATGATGAATATGCAACCAATCTTGTAAATTGGGCAGATATAATCAGAAAAACTTACCAAGAAGGTGGGGTTGATGAAATCATATCTACTAGAAGACTTGTTCACATTGCAAAGGCATATTCAATCTTCAGAAATAAACTGAAGGCTGTTGAAGTATGTACTAACAGATTTGATGATGATACAAAACAATCATTCATTGACTTGTACACTAAGATTGATTCAGGCGTTAATCCAGAAGAATTAATGTCTAAAGAATCAGATGAACCTATCGCCGATGAGGTTGAGGCAGATGAAGACATCATCTAAAATATCTCATTTCATAGTGTGTCCAGAGGCCGGTATCATACCGGTCTCGCCACATATAAATACAATTACACTCGGAGGAGAATTATGTTATTAGAAGAAATATTATTAGCAGTATTATGGGCATGTATAATTACCTTATTTTTTACATTAAATAAATTAGGTAGATTACTAGATTCTGCTAAATCAGAATGTACTATTATCAGATTAAAACTTGGTGATATAAGAGAACACCTTGAAAATATGGAAGACACTTGCGATAGTGCCATAGATAAATGTGATAATCTTAAAGAAGGTGAAAAATAATATGAAAGTTGAAGTTAGAAATAATAATGTGGAACAAGCATTACGAATCTTAAAAAGAAAAACACAAAAAGAAGGTATTATTAGAATTGCTAGAGAAAAGGAATTCTATGAAAAACCTACTGCAAAACGCCAAAGAAAGAAAAAGTCAGCTCAAAAGACTTTAAGAAAGTTAAGAATGAAAAACGAGTTGCCTAAAAAAAGAAATTCTAGAAAATATCTCTAAATGGATTTATTCTCCACTTACATTCAAGTAGACAAAAACGAAAATCTTGCTGATAGTATACTAATACCTTGCAAAAAAATATTATCAGAATTACCCCATGACAATAGATACAAATATGGTAAAACATCATATATGGAAAAGACAATGGAAAAATATGAAAAAAGTTTTAAACCATTATATGATTTTATATTGTTAAATACTCATAGATATTGTGAACATATTAAAATGAAAAAAGATAATTTAAAGATTAATATATTAAACTTATGGATTTCTGAAATGTATAAGTACGGTTCACATGGACAACACGGCCATCCTGGTTCACAATTGAGTGGTACATTTTATGTTTATGTGGAACCAAATAGTGCTGATATCGTTTTGTGTAGACATGAATGTTTAAGTAACCCATTAGCAAATTATGATTATTATGAATTTGATAAGTACAATTCAAATGAATGGAGAATACCTGCTGAAAAAGGTAATATATTGATATGGAAATCAGACTTACCACATTTTGTAGAAACGAATGAAAGTGATAGTAGAATTGCTATATCTTTTAATCTAAATATAACTCAATAGTTATTCACCAGTATCTACATCCCATGATGTAGTATCTTCATTCCAAAGATAAAGTTCACCGTCATTAGGATATTCAACAGGTGGATTCCACTTATATGTTTCTGAATCATATGTCCATGAAGCAAATAGCTGTTCAGGTTTAGGTGTTGTAAATGAAAAGTCTTTTTCAAATCTATTTCCCCCATTGACACACCACATATGCAAAACATAATCAGTTTCAGGAATCGTAATTAACTTTATACATTCCATCCATTGTGATTCATCAGCCTCTGTATTAACATACTCAGTTCCTTCTGGTGGATAAGAACCTTGACTTATCATTGATGATGATGAATCTCTTAATTCATAACCGAAACTAAGATTATCAAATTCTACAACAGGAGGTTCACCTGTAAATCCTATTTTAAGTTGTGATTCAAATGGTTTTAGGTTCTCAGTTCTTATGTTCCAAGTACCTGTTCTCATATCATCTGTTGCAATTATATAACTTTTACTCATTATGCAGCCTCTACAGGATATCTAATAAAGACAACACCGTTTCCGCCATCGCCACCTTGTGGAGATGAACCATTTCGTTCACCACCTCCGCCTCCGCCTCCGAAGCCGTCTGTTCCATCTACACCATTTGCTTGTGAACCTGCGCCACCGCCACCTAAGCCGCCAGAACCAACAGTACATCCACCAGGAGTTGTAGCACCTCCACCGCCACCAGCATAGTAATCAGCATTTCCAATAATGTTATTAGTTTTTCCTATACCACCATTACCAGCAGGACCACTTGAACCAATACCATTAAAACCTACTTGACCAGCACCACCGCCACCTGCAGCTGGATAACATCCACCAGTTGAACCTGGATTACCTCCAGCATAACCTTGTCCGGCAGTACCTGCAGCTCCATTAGATTCAAATTGACCACCGCCACCACCTGAGCCTCCAGATTGTGCAACACCTCCACCATCAGAAGCACCACGACCTCCACCGGTTGATGTTATTCCAAAGGCAGATGAATTACCACCTCTACTCATATTTGAGCCGCCTGTGCCTACTACAACAGAATATGATGTAGCACTTACTGTAGTTGTAGATTCAGGACTGGTACTTGTACCACCTGTTTGATTTCCTGGTTGTTGATTAGATGTTCTCAAGCCTCCGGCACCACCTCCACCACCGTGTTTGGTGTTTCCTCCAGAACCACCACCGGCGACAATTAACCATTCTACTTCATCATCTGTACCAACAGTAGTTACTGTGAATGTTCCATTACTTGTAAATTTATGAAGTTTATAGGCTCTGTTACTTGCTCCTACTGTAATATTTGATACTGTACCACCTGTAGCAACCATAGGTGTATAGGCACTTTGGCCATAAAAATCTGATAATTCTATTTCACCACTTTCAGGAACAGTACTTGCACC